GTAAGGAATTACATAGACTTCCTGGAGCGTAACAGAAAAGAATGGGGTGGAATGTCAAAGAATGTGTTTATAGATAACGCTGATCAGGCAACGATAACAGAGTTTGCCAAGTACAAGAGAGAACACATTGACTGCCAGTATATATTTAACAATGCGTATAAGAAAGTAATCATAATAGATAGAATTAACTTACAGCTTGGCTGGATGTCCTTTAATGACGAAAAGGGCAGAGAGCCAAGCTTTTATATTGTCGATACTTGCACGAATTACAAGACAGAGTTAGAAACGTATTCGTGGCTTGAAGATAAGGACTGTGAGCCTGAGGATGGCAATGATCATATGGTAAACAGCGTACAGTATGGCTGGATTCCTTATCGAAGCAGGATAGGTATAGAGAATAAGAAATAATTCCAGATAGGAGAGTGAGAGAGGTGAACATATTTACAAGTATGGCAGAGAAGATAAAAACAGGAATAAGAACGTGGCTGCACATCCAGCCGGCTGTTAATGGATCCATAAGCATACAGGAAACTCTTGATTACGAGGGAAATGCCATAAAGAACAAGATATGGTACAGAGGTGAGAGTGAAGAATTGTCACAGCTATACAGCCAGATAGATGGTGACAAGACAAGGTTCTGGTCTGCATCCTGTACAATAGGTATGGAGATAAGAAAGATACACGTAGGTCTCCCTGCTATGTTATGCGATATGCTGGCCAGTATAGTAACAGATGATATGAATTTAATAGATGCTGGCAGCAGGCAGACAGAATGGGATAAGATAGCAGAGGAAAATGATTTCATTGAGCTTGTTAAGCAGGCAATAACAGAAACACTTTATATCGGTGATGGAGCATTCAAGATATCGTTCGATACGAACCTTAGCAAGTATCCTATATTGGAATTCTACTCTGGTGATAAGACAGAGATTATCAAGGACAGGGGAAGAGTTAAGGAGATAGTGTTTAAGACTGTGTATAACGTGCAGAGACAGGAATATGTATTACTTGAACATTATGGCATAGGCTACATACATTATGAGCTTACAAGAGGCGGCAGGGAATATGATTTAAGTGTTATACCGGAGCTGGCACATCTTAGTGATGTTACCTGGAATGACAAGTTTATAATGGCTGTTCCTCTTCTGTTTTATAAGTCAGCCAAGTATAAAGGACGAGGCAAGAGCATATTTGATGCAAAGATAGATAACTTTGATGCGCTGGATGAAGCATGGTCACAATGGATGGATGCCTTAAGGAGGAATAGAACAAAGGAATATATACCGGAGAATATGTTACCAAGGAATCCCCTGGATGGAAAAGTGCTAAAGCCTAATGCTTTTGATAATGCCTATATAAAAACAGATGGCAGCATGGCAGAAGGTACAGTTAATAAGATAGAGCTTGTACAGGGCAATATCCCACACGAAAGCTATCTTGCAACATATATCACAGCGTTGGATCTTTGTTTACAGGGGATTATGAGCCCATCAACATTAGGCATAGATGTTAAGAAACTGGATAATGCGGATGCACAGAGGGAGAAAGAGAAAGCAACGCTTTACAGCAGAAATAACATTGTAGAGCGGCTTCAGAAGGTTCTTCCAAAGCTTGTTACAGCAACATTTAATGCCATAGACACGCTTAATAAGACAGCTATTAAGGATATAGATATTGATGTGACATTTGGCGAATATGCTAACCCATCTTTTGAAAGCCAGGTAGAAACAGTCAGCAAGGCAAAGCAGGGCGGTATTATGAGCATAGAGGCATCTGTTGATGAGCTGTATGGAGATACTAAGGATGACGAATGGAAGCAGGAAGAGATAGCAAGACTTAAGGCTGAGCAGGGTATATCTGATATGGAAGAGCCGGCACTTAACATGCAGACAGATGGCTTTACAGTTAATGGCGCTGATAACAGTTTTACAGGTTTTGATAACAAGTGAGGTAGCTTATGGCACTTAATACAGAATATGACATAGAGAAAGCCTTTAGAGCCATAGAAGATGAGCTGATTGCTTCTATGATACGAAATCTTGACAGACACAGAGCGGAAGAAGATGAACTTGGATTCAACTGGACACAATGGCAGGTAGAACAGCTTAAAGCCTTAGAAAAATATAAAGCAGATAACAAGACACGTTTTGCGGGCAGATTCAGCGATATAAACAGTTCAATTGATGCAATGATATTTACAGCAAGGCAGACAGGCGGCACAGAGCAGGAACAGAAGATATTAAGAGCATTGAAAAAGGGATTAAAAGCATCCAAGGTGTCACAAGGCACTGAGGGTGCTTTTTTCAAGCTTAACACAAGAAAGCTTAATGCCCTGATTAAAGCTACGAAGTCAGATTTTAACAGGGCGGAAAAAGCAATGCTTAGAATGTCGGAAGATAAATACCGGCAGATAATATTCAATGCTCAGGTGTATGCGAATACGGGTGCAGGAACATATGAGAAAGCAGTTGATATGGCGACAAAGGATTTCCTTAAAGCAGGTATCAACTGTATTGAATATGCGAATGGCGCAAGGCATACTATGAAAGATTATGCTAAGATGGCAATTCAGACAGCCAATAAGCGTGCATATCTAACCGGAGAGGGAGAAATGAGACAGTCGTGGGGAATTAGCACTGTTATTATGAATAAGCGTGCTAATGCCTGTCCTAAGTGCCTTCCATTTGTTGGAAAGGTTCTTATAGATGATGTATGGAGTGGCGGTAAGGCATCTGATGGTCCTTATCCGC